TACGCGGACGTCCAGCACGTTCCAAGTGCTTCGCATCAAGCGTAGGGCTTTCGCCACGCTTGAGGAAGAACTTGAGCAAGGCGCCAGCCCCATCTAGAGAATCCCTAGGAGGGACGGGCACAGCAACACGAGCCTTAACCAAAGGCCTGTGCAGCTTGTCGCATTCTCTCTCTCCTACATAGGAAAGAAAGGAGTTACGACCGAGACCCTGAGAAGATGGTTCGACGATTGGAAAAAAGCGTAGCAAACGCTTGATTCGCTCGTCTAGCCATGCCACCGTATCCCAGCAACCAGCGTAATATAGCTGGTTACGAAGAGACACGATGGACTCAATCTCAGAAACGTGCTTCAGTGACGTAGGGAACTTGTTCCGAACCTTGACTATACTAACGTCATGGCCGGAATAGTACTCCTTACCGCATGACTCTCTGAATCTTCCGATCCAGAAAGACTTTTGCCGACCAACCCTTGCGCCGAAACGCTCAAGCAGGTCGATCACTGAATGCACTGAGTCAACGGGAACAACAATATCGTCCCCGTAGACGCGCACCTCGCCAAGATATCGGAGAAAATCCGATTGCTTGGAAAACCGGTATCCTTGCTCTTGCTCCAATGCGAGGAAAACAATGGTCAAAAAGACCATAGCCTCGAAAGGAAAGCAAAGGGCAGAACCCATCGACGCGAACTTGTTGAGGGAGATTACACCCTCACCAGGAACAGAAGCCCGTTCAGAACGGCATGCATAAACGGCATCACGAGTGATACCGTTATTTGCAAGCAATTCTGCCACGAGCTGAGAAGACACTCTATCGGAAGCCTCGCTTAAATCAAGCGTGGCCAAGGATCCATCTCTGGAACCCTTCTGAGCGAGGAGCTGGTTAGGCTCCTGTGACTCAGTTCCGATAAAACCATTCAAGAAACTTGAATGGATGTGCATCGTAATCGACTCCAACAAACCCTGCTGTACGTACTGTACAGAGGAGGGCTCGATGGCGATGATACGAGGCGTCTTCTGCGTCTTAGGAACAGAGACTACCCGAGAGGGCAACTCTGAACCGGGTTCTAGGAAGTCGACACCGTCAAATGACTCGTCAACATAACGAGCATTTGGAAAGAGAAAGTCTCCAACATGGAAGACTTCCTCAAGACGGTTGGTCCAGTAGCGTGAGAGAAACTTACCATTACTGGTAAGCCTCTCAGCAGTTGCTCCTGGACCATGTTTGGGCACAATCCGGCCATGGTAGATATCACTATCTACGCGTGACCAGAGAGGACCAAATAGCAGTCGACCCATGCGGCCAAATTCCCTATTAAGAGAATCAGGACGTAGGGCGTCAGCATAGCCGACCTCCTTATCACATTGGACGTAATCGGACATAGCCTTACGCTCCCTCTCGGGAGTGCAAGGTAGAAGCATCTTGCTAAAGATCAAAGTCAATTGTCTTATAGCATAGATTGCTTCAATGTCTGGATCCTCCAAAAGGATACCAGTACTAGAATCGAAAACAAGTTCCGTGAAACCTCTCAAGAATGAGGGGAGACACGAGCCAGTCTTTCGAAAAGAAAGAAAGGCTTTGGGAACAACCATCCCCTGGTCAAGACAGTACTGAAAGTCTTTTCCAAAAGATGGAAGGGTAATAGTCAAAAATGACATACCCTCGTTTTCGAATCGACCTTGGACAGTTTTAATGTCCATGGTGGTGCTAGTGCCGCATCTACTGGCTAATTCATTAGCCAATATGTTCCAGAGTGACGTCAGGCTTTTCATAGCCCCTCCTAATAGAGGTGTCTATCCTTAGCCTGTCGCACTGAAGGGAGGTCTAAATCAGGTCAAAAGACCTGCAATAAAGACCAGGCCTAGAGCAAGCCCTCCACCAACTGCAAGCATCGCCAAAACAAGGACGATGAATTGCGTGTTGGATGAGGCGTGGTGATAATCATAGTCACCGCGTTTGATTGTGCAACCTCCTAATTCAATAGAATTAATCCGATGTTGAATCAGTACATCAAGGGGAGAGTCTAAAGAATTAAGACTCGCTCCCGATGACTTTTTCGACAAGGCTGTACGTCGAAGCTGAAAGAAGACCCACAAGGCCTTCGACCAGTTTCTTCGCTTCGCCCACGGTGAAACCAGCTTCAGGGCGATCGATGACCAAATACACGGACATCGACACCGACTGTTTCTTGGTTTCTTCGTACGGATTGGTTGCTAGCTTGCTCACGTCGATTCGCACTAGATGCCTTTTTCGGTTACTGTTCGACGTTGAAGTCGAAACAGTCAACGTATTAAGGCCATCAGAGGTCTCGTAAACCGATTGAAAGTTCCCCGTGTCAACACGGGGTGCAGTCACTTCGGTTCCCGCGACTTCTTTGAATTTCTGCGGATCGGTCAGTGCCATAGGCACACTCCTTTGGTAATTGCGGTGGAATACCGCTGGGGCGAACCCCATTTGTATTAGTAGTGCATACTACTACAGCAAACGGGTGATCCCGAGTGCCGCAGTTATAGCCAGTTGGGTAGGTGACAAATCCTGCCAACCAAGGCTAAATCCGAAGGGGGATGCAGGGTACCTTCGCTTAGTTACGATTTCAAAACCGCAACTAGAAGGCTCCGAGACGGTACGCAGGTCCTTTTCCCGACTTTTGTCGGTAGAGTACCATGACGTTCTTCCGTTCTCTGCGGTTACTTTTTCGATGGTTTCTTCCATCATGTAACCGTACCGCATCACAAGACCGGCTAGTCCGAAATTGGAGACATTATGAATCAAGTCTCCGGTATTCGAAAACCAGTCGACGGCCCAACTCCAGGGCGTAAGCTCCCAGAGAATATCTGGGTTCAGAGCAAATCCGAAAAGCTGGTCGGCATCACTGCCGAAACCTAGGGCCTTTCGCCAATTGTCAGATGACGAAGGTAGCCCATAGGTAAAACAGCCCTCGAAATAGCTCTTAGTCTCAACAATCCGCGAGACCTTACGCTCACAAGGCGAACCATCGCCTAACGCTGGATTAGTGACCCCTAATGAAAGAGGTCGTTCACCCCTCGTTATTTGATGGAACTCCCGCGTTGGTGAGAAATCGAACCTGCGATGAGTATTACGTCCCTCCCCATGGTGATATTGTTTTAAAATATCCCGATGGTGGCGGGCCGCACTCCCTACTTGCTTCACTTCTGAAACAAGAGGAGCCCAACCGAATTGATAGTTGAGATACTCAGACCCGGCATTCTTAAGAATGCCGAGTTTTCGCTGCCAGGACTGAATGCCAGGCAATGAGGGAACTCCCTCACGCATGGTTTCAGCAAGCCCGGTAGCGAGATCGCTGGCTGGATTGTTCGGCGCGCACTGTGCGATGGCGGTCGTACCCTTACCTGCCAATGACGATTCATTTTTATCGCCAAAGGAAAGTACGGGACTACTACGACCTAATTCGGACAGCTCCGCATCGGTCGGGAACTTACCCATAACCGGGCCAGTATACCACTTGGCTAACGGATATGAGTATAAATTCTCGACGTGTCCTGGTGAAGCAAAATAGGACACGCGGCTCGTGTAAAACGGGCCGCCGACATCGTATTTCCCAGTTTTGGGATTTCTACGATGCGATTCTGAAACAGTAATCTGTTTCCCTTCCGCTACCAATTTGGTAGGAGGAGGGTTCGTAGGTTTATCGTAAGAACTACGAAAACCTCTAACTGGCACTAATAGTGGCAGTTTACGTTCCCTAGTCCTAATCCTTCTTGGTTCGGATGGCACCAACAGTTCCCTTCTTGGATAGAGAAGATTACTCTTCTCAGTGGGTGTATGCACTGCCGGCCCCGGTAGACTTACC